AATCAGGGGTATTGCCAATAAAGGTGATACCCTTTATTTTTGTCCCTATGGCTAAACATCCGTATTATAACTGGGACATAGTAAAAGCAATAGTAGACCAACCACACCTTCTCGGATACCTCTGTGGGTTCAAAGACCTTACTCCACTACATTCGGTTTGGATACATACGATTCATGATAGCACAGCAGGAAATGATAAAGCTCTCATGGCTTCTCGTTCTTCTTACAAATCGACAGCTATAGTTATTGTTGGCACTATGTATCGCCTTATTCGTAACAAGAATGAAACAATAGCTATTATGCGCAAATCCTACACACTGGCTACAGAAGTTGTTCGTACTATTATGAATCTTATGGAGACTCCTCATATTCACGAGCTGTTCAGGTTTATATGGTTTGCAGATAGTAAAGGGAATGTACCTCTTAATGCAGACTGGAAATTTAATATCCGTAAAGAAGGCTCCCTTAATGTGTCTGTCCGTACTTCACAATCTCCTGAACCTTCTATCTCCGCTCTTGGTATCAACTCAAACCTTACCGGTAAACACTATGACTTTACAATTATGGATGACGTTGTAACTCTTCAGGATCGCCTTTATCAAGTAGAGAGAGAATTCACTAAAGTTATTGTCTCTGAAGTCCGTGGTAACGTTGTAAAGAAAACAGGATACACAGGGATTATAGGCACTCCTTATCACCATGATGATGCTCTTGCTGTTATTGAAAAAGAAGGTATTCCTATGCAGAAATACCCTTATGAGATGTTACCTTTTATTAAACCAGAGGAAATTGATAAAGCCAGACGCTCTATGTCTGATGCTCTTTTTAATATCAACTATTGTCTTGATTGGCACGTTAGCACAGATATGCTATTCCAGAATCCATTTATGGGTATGTGGAATAAAGCTCATAATAGGGATATTCATGCACACATAGACGCTGGTTTTGGTGGAGAGGACATGACTGCTATGACTATTATAGCCCGTATGCCAGATAACAGAATCAATGTAGTGGGATTTTGTACAGATAAACACGTTAATGATTGGATACCGTTTATATTTCAGAAGATGCAGGAATATAAGGCTCATATGTTGTGGATGGAAACAAATGCTGACAAGGGGTTAATGCTTGAAAAGATTACAGCACATCCTTTGGCTAAGACATGGGCTATACAACCAAATCCATATAGGGAAACACAGAATAAGCAAGATAAGATAGCCTCTGTAATTAAACCTGAATGGGAACATCTTGTATTTGCACAAGAGACGGATGAGAAATATATGCTACACTTGTGCGAATGGAATGAGAATGTTAAGGTGTTGGATGATCCCCCCGATAGCTTAGCTTCTGTGCTGAGAGAAAGTGGATTTTCTCAAGGTGGATCGTGGATGAATTTGTACAAATATTATTGACACTTTTTCTTGTATGTAGTATAATATCTTTATTAGAAGGTTATGCCTACAAGCCTCAAAGGAGAAAAGAAATGTTTAGAAAATGTAAGTGGGTAAAAAGGCAGGATACTGTGGATGTAATATATATTACGTCATGTGGTCATCTTTGGGATATAACAGATCAAATGATTACAGCATATAAGTATTGTCCTTGTTGTGGAAGACGTATAACAACTGCTTCAACCTGACATAAATCAGGGGTGTTGACATTACTACCATAGGTGTATAATTTTGTATACACTATGGCAGAAACACCTAAAAGACCTAGAGGAAGACCTCCAAAAACAATAGATATACCAGTTGAAACTCCTAAGCAGGATGTCTTTCATGCAGACGCTTCTCAATGGATCAATGTCCTCTCTGGACTTGGTACTGCACGGGATAAAACTGTATACACTAAATTCGGTCAAGCCAATATCATTGACCACACAGAACTTACACAGCTTTACCTTGCAGAAGGTCTTGCTACCCGTATAGTCCGTTCTGTACCTGAAGATGCTACCAGAGAGTGGATATGGTTTAATGATGAAAAAAGTAAACTTGTATTAGATAAAGAAAACGCTCGCCTCAACTCTGAATATGCTTTAACTGAAGCTGGTGTGTATGCACAACTGTATGGTGGTTCTATTGTTGTCATGGGAATTCTTGACGGGAGAACTATAGACCAACCTGTTAATGAAAAAGCCATTCGTGATATTGCCTACCTTCGTGTCATTGATTCAACTTGTATAGATATTACATCCTCAGAATTTGATATGGATATGTCCAGTCCTACTTTTGGAAAGGTTATCCGTTATAAGGTTAGGCAGTCAATAAACAATCAGTACATAGAGCAGATGATTCATGCCTCTCGTGTACTGGAATTCAAATCCGATACGGTTCCTAGTCAGATTTATTCTGGCGTTACTCCTGATGTGAAGTATTGGGGTATTCCTAAACTTCAGTCTATCTACAACACACTTTCTGCACATGGTTCTATACTTCAAAACATTTCTAATATCCTCTATGAATTTAATTCTGGTACATATAAGCTTAAAAACTTAGGACAACTTCTTGCTGCTGGCAATGAAGACCTTCTCATGAAGCGTATGAGGGCTATACAGGCAGGAACTTCTACACTCAATGCTCGTATACTAGATACCGAGGAATTCTTCCAACGTGATTTTGCTTCTCTTGCATCTCTTGACCAGCTCATTGGTGTGTATATGCTCCAACTTTGCGGTGTAGCAAATATCCCTATGGTGCGTCTCTTTGGCAAATCCCCTTCAGGATTCTCCTCTGGTGAATATGATATTAAAAACTATTATGATTCTGTGGAGGTATACCAGCGCACTAAACTTTCTCCTCCTATGCGATACCTATTCAAAATGATTGCTCTCAAGAATAAACTGAACCCAGATGTAGATTTTGAATTCAATTCCTTGTATCAACTCAATGAAACTGAGAAAGCAGAACTTGCAAAGACCGAAGCCCAAACTGCACAGATCATTGCTTCCACCGAACAATCTTATATTGATCTTGGTATTCGTGATGGGTATGAGGTTGCAAAAGAGCATGGGTGGGAAGCAGAATACACAGAGCCAGAACCAGAGGAAACCAATCCTCCTCCTGTAAAGGAAGAGCCTGATGCTGGTACAGAATAGATTCTGGCAACAGGTAAAGTTTTTCCGTACACAGATGACACGTGCTCAGAGGAAAAGAACTCGAACACGTAAGCCTCGTGGTGTCAACTATCCTTTTAATATAGAGAAACAATATCAAAGAGCAATAATAAAAATACAAAATGCTTTTATCCTCTGTGCCTTAGACATAATTCGTCCGTATTTACTCACATATGTTAGAAAGGATTCTGCTGAGACCGAATGGGAATCTATATGGCAACAGTTAGAGAATGAGCTGGAGCTATATTACGGATACACCTACGCTGTGGCATATAATTTGGGACAGGTATTTACAGACATAGCTGAAAAAGTATTTGGGAAACACAGTGCCTTTATGCAACAAGAGGTAAAGGTTTTAACCGGAGGAAATACTGTTCCGATGGACTACTCATGGTGGAAAGATGCTCGCTTGCTATGGGAACAAGAGAATTACAGGCTCATTAAAACTATGAGTACAGACTATATTGCTAAATTAAACAGTATTGTAATAACCGGTGTTCAGTCGGGGGCAACGTATGAAGATTTGTTATTACAGATAGAAAGTTTATCCAGCAAAATGACAGGCTTCAATGCAAGAAGATTGGCTAGAGATCAAATAGGCAAACTTAATGGCATCATAGCAAAAGAGCAACAGACATCTATCGGTATGGAAACATATTATTGGCATACGATGGGTGATGAGAAGGTTCGTGGAGATCCTACTGGTATATATGCAAAAGCTATACCACAACATTTTTACATAGATAATATGCTTTGCTCTTGGAATAACCCCTCAGTGTATTCTGATGATCTTGGTAAGACTTGGAAAAATAAACCATCAACATGGGTACAAACACATCCGGGTATGGCGATTATGTGCAGATGTGAAAGTTTTCCTTCATGGAGCTTCTACCTGCACGACATAGACAAAGAAATAGAAGGAGGAGTCTGATGAAATGTACTCCAGAACTGCTCGAAAAGATTAAGGAAGCTATTGAAAGTGTACGATATGGCTCTGTTACCATAAGCTTGGCAGAGCGTGGGGAATTTATTGGCATAAAAACAGAGAGGCTTGAACGCATAGAGAAGAATGATATTTACAAGAAATCTGAATTCAAGAACGGCTGAATTGTATAAATATACAAAAAGGCTCCCTTTTTCGGGGAGCTTTCTTTTTTGGTACTAAACTTTAGTGTGACTGTAGTTTTACCTTATTGTCCAAATTCTAATCTATTGTACCTTTTTACTCTAACATTCCAATTCCATTCTATTGCTATCCTATAG